AGTCAAAGATAAGAAGGGCAAAATGAAAGTCAAGCCACTTTACGCATCGGTCGATTACGAAGTCAAGCGAATTCAGAAAGAGGCTCGATGGGAAGGCGTCATCGAAAAGAAATCAGAGTGGTGTTACCCCCGCGAAGGCAGTGCAAAAATGCGCATGCGAGAGGTCTTTAAAAACCATAAACTAGCCCAAAGTCGCGCCAACAAATTGCAGAGTTGGATCATCGATAACTTTACAGAAGAGTCGAAATATGAACAATTTGCGAATGCAGTTTGTAATGAAACGCTTAACTTAGATTGTGAATATGTTTTTGTCAGCGACAGGTTCGCTGATCAAGCGCCCGGCGGAGCAGAATTGAGCCTGCAGGCTGTAATCGACAGCACACCAGCCGATTATATTAAACTTAACGCAGCTGACGTTAGTTTGGGTTTGATTGAAAAGTTGCAAGACAAAACTTGGATATTCTCTAACTTCACTTCTTTGGACAAGACTCTGATTCCTGTAGTAGCAAGAGACTTAAAGTATTACTTTATAGAATCAGATTACAAATACTGCGAACACAGACTACCACAACTTTGCCAGATCTTCAATGGCTGCGAAGATTGTGATTGCGTCGAAAAAGAGTCCGGACAATTAATTAAATTGTTCTGTGATAACGCGCAGTTACTGTTCTTCCGTTCTGAGAAACAGCGCGAACATCATTTATCTGCCCTGGCTCTAAATAAGAAGAAGACGAGAATAATGTCCGCTGTGTTCACATCGGAGATACTAGACTTACTGCAAGAAATGCGCACCACGTTTGCCGACAAGAAAGTGGATGTTTGGGTTATTAGCTCCTCCCCGTCGTGGGTCAAGGGTCATCAAGCTTCTAAGAAATGGTGTGAAGAAAATAAGAAGAACGTATTTGAATTGCATGGTCGATCATATAAAGAATCCCTAGCTTGCTTAGCTCAGGCCCGCGGCCTCTGCGCATTGCCTCCGGGTTATGATACTTGTCCGCGGATGGTGATCGAAGCAAAATTATTAGGCTGTGATCTGGAATTGAATGATAATGTTTTACATGCGAAAGAGCACTGGTTCGATACAGATGATTTGGAGGTTGTAGATACACACTTAAGATCTGTCATTCCATCCTTCTGGGAGGCAGTAACTGGTTAAAATGTCAGATACTCATTTTAAAATTGTTACTTCGATGTACAACGTTGAAGATTGGATTAAAAGAACAGCGTCGAGCATAAAAAATCAGAACTACACAAATTTTCAATGTGTCTTCATTGATGATGCGTCCACTGACAGAACTGTGGAGATCTTAGAAAGCCTCGTAGGCGATGATGAGCGGTTTGCTGTTCTTAAGAATTCAGATAAGAAATATTCGCTAGGCAGGATCAACCAGGGTATCGAGCATGCTTCTCCTGCCGATGAAGATATTATTCTGAGTGTCGACGGAGATGATTGGCTAGCCACAAAAAACGTATTAACTTATCTGGATGAGTTTTATAAGAAGGAACAATGTTGGATGACATACGGAAGCTATATGGAATACCCAACAGGTATGAAGGGTATCGAAGCTTCGGCATATTCTCCGGAAGTCGTCCAAAATAACACATATAGAACAGATCGATGGCGTGCCTCCCATTTAAGAACATTCAAATACAAACTTTGGAAGAACATCGAAAAAGAAGACCTTCTAGACTGGAATGGCAATTTCTTCAAAACGACTATCGATAAAGCTTTCATGTACCCTATGCTGGAGATGGCCGGCCCCCGTGCCAAATATATAGACGAAACGCTCTACGTGTACAATCTGACAAATCCGCTTAACGTGCATAAATCCCGTCGAGAGTTACAATTAAAAACAAACGATTACCTGAGAGGCAAAGAAGCATATGACCGCAAAGACATATTGCATTAAAGAAGAATACATCCACAGAGATGAATATATCCAGAATGTACAAATAGGCTCTGGAGACAAGTTCCAAGATCGAGTGTACGCAAAAGCCCACGAGGTTTGCGAGCGTAATAATTGTATGACTGTACTGGATATTGGATGCGGATCTGCCTATAAGCTGATAAAATATTTTGGTGATAAAATTTTTTTAGGATTAGAACTTGAACCGAATCTGAGTTGGCTTAAAGAAACTTACCCTCATTACCACTTCCGACGTTCTGATTTTGACAACCCTCCCGGTGGCCACTTTGACTTGGTAATCTGCTCTGATGTTATCGAGCACTTAATAGATCCAGATCAGCTGCTAGAATTTGTACAAAAGCTAAGCTTTGGCACATTCGTTGTTTCAACTCCGGAGCGAGACAATATGCAGATTTTACAAAAGGGTCACACTTGGGATGGCCCACCACACAATGTCTATCACGTTAGAGAATGGACGGCACCAGAGTTCAAGCAATACATTTCTCAAACATTCAATGTCGAAGAACAGATATTAACGAAAGGTGAAGAAGTTAGTACAGTTGACGAGTGTCAAATCGTCGTTGCAACTAGAAAATGAAAGTTCTTCTAGACAATGTGAATTTAAATTCCACTAGTGGTCCGAATCACTTTGGATCAAAACTAAATAAATACATAAGTCGCCTGGGGTCGGAACTAGTATCACACCCTTCAGCTGCAGCTCCTGACATTCAATTGTCTTTTATAGAATCCTTCATCGATACGAATTTACCATTAGTTCAGCGCCTCGATGGAATCTACTTCGATATTGATAAAGATAACAAGTTGCTAAACTCAAACATACTCAGGACATATGAGAGATCATCAGGAGTGATATTCCAATCCGAATATTGCAGAGATCTCTGTTTTAGATATTTGGGAGAACACGACAATCATGCCGTCATTCATAACGGCGCCGATTATGAGCTAATAAGAGAGATTACTCCCATGGAGGTCCCTATGCTTAACAAATTCGAAACAGTGTGGTCTTGCGCCGGCCGCTGGCGACCATGGAAGCGCCTCCGACAAAACATAGAATATTTCATTAACTTTTCTGGACCCAACGACTGCTTGATTGTCGCTGGAGATGGTGGCGCCAGTGAGATGATAAAACACGATAGAGTATTTTATGTTGGTAGACTTCCGGTTGATATCTTATTTTCTTTATATAAGAGATCTAAGCACTTTATACATTTGGCAAGATATGACGCTTGTCCAAACGTTGTAGTCGATGCCCGCGCCAGCGGCTGTCAGATCATATGCTCTTCTTTAGCAGGAACAAAAGAAGTCGCTGGCCCAGACGCTACCATTGTCGAAGATATCCCATGGGATTTGGAGCCGGTAAGCACAACGAGAATTCCAGATATTAAGTTCGATAACATAACAAAGAACACATACGATACGAACATCGACATGTCCTTTGTTGCAAAAAAATACTTAAACTTTCTAGAAAAAACTTTACAATAGGATTATTATGTTAGTACAAAAACAAGTTGATAAATTTATGATGAACCTGAACGTTGAGGATGGAGGCATCTCCAGAGTGCTCTATCACATCGGAGAACGCGAGCTAGCGTTTATGTCTCTTTTGCGAGAGACAGTGCAGGAGGGCATGACATGTGTAGATCTGGGTAGTAATATCGGGTACACAACTCTTTTTATGCTCGACAAGGTTGGGCCCCGCGGCCGCGTTTATGCAATTGAGCCCGACCCAAACAACCTAGGTCTCCTTCGAAGTAATGTTAGCCAGAACCACTTCCTAGAAAACTGTGAGATCACTCAATGTGCAATTTCAGATACAGATGGTCAGTTAGACTTTTGGCAGGCCAGCGCTCCGAACCTGAGCAGTATCACCAAACACAAAAATAGCACTCACAAAATCACCGTTGATTCTTACTGTCTTAACACTTTCTTGTCTGAGCGTTCCTATCCAAACTTTATAAAAATGGACGTTGAAGGAGGCGAAGTCAAGATTTTTGAAGGTGGGCTGGAATACTTTACGAAAAATAGAGGCACCACACACTTCTTGGTCGAGGTGCATCCAGCAACCTACAATGAAGACAACGACTTCGAAGCAGTGCTCAAAGAGTACTTCAAGATAGGATTCAACCCCAAATATGTTGTAACCACACCGGTGCCACAGCCGGCCTTATTTGCTGATGCTGGTTACACTCCGTCCCGCACTGTTGAAACCGATGGTTTTCATCGAGGCGTCTACGATGATATTTCACAAGAACATCTACTAGAATTTTCTTGTAGAGAACATCCCGAGGGCCGCAGCAAGAAAATCGTAAGAAGCTTCATGCTTTCCAGAGAAGAGTAAAACATTAAATGTACTTTGACAAAGGATTGAATGACTTTGGGATAGTTCTAAAGGGGGCTAGTGTTGCAAGGATTCATAAGATAGTCGACAATTATCAAGACTGCTATATGGTTAATAATTTTGACCGTAATGCGAATAATGAAGAGTCTGAGTGGAGTTTAGTAGCTCCATTACTTCATGGAAAGAACATTGTTCATTTTGTCAATCGACTTGAAACGGCCCCCCTTCTAAGAGAACATTATGAAGAATTGAATATCCAACATATCCAGTTCACGAAAACAGAGCTGGACGCCCGCCTCCGCGACATGAAAAACCTTTATGAAAGCTATGACCTAACTTGCCATATGCTTCCAGAGGAACTGTTAGAATATAATAGCTTCTTTACGGACAAATATTATATGCGCCCGGGCGATTCCAATTACGCTGTGAAGCACCCGAACACAGGTGTTTTATCGATCATTTATGCTGCTCATGTTTTGAAACCCAAGAACTTGTGGATTGCTGGTTTGGACTTTTATCAAAACGATTACCTGTTCAGAAGGCCGTGGATTGCGCCCCTAAAGAATCAACAGTTGAAAATGAAAAACACTCAGATGGTAGAGCACTTTGTCGAGATCATCAAAAAGCATCCGGATATTAATTTTAAGATGATAACTAATGCGAAATTACCAAGTTTAGATAACTTGGAGATCATAGAGTGACAGAGTATAAAGATCTTTTTGGGCCCGCCGAGTTACGTCTTTTTCTAGAGAAGATCAAACCCGATGAAAAATATAATGATTATCTTAGAGGCAAGCGCGTCGCCATAGTGGGCCCATCGAAACATATGCTGGCATATGACGCCGGCAGTGTTATTGATGAATATGATGTTGTTATTAGAATGAAGTGGGTTGATATCCTACCACTCTCAGAACACTGCAATGGCAAATATGTAAAACACATCGGCAGTAAGACTGATGTTGTATACGGTAATAGGTTTCTTATTGTTAACAACATGATGCAGGAATATCTAGAGTATTTTAAAAGATCTGAAATAGATCACTATAGAATCCCCGATAATAAGGTTTCGAACCACTTTTTCTCCAAGGAACTAGCATGCGGCACGACGTATACAGAATACGCATGCGGAGATTTTGGACTTCAGTATCAATCTATCACACAAACAGATGGTACAAGATATTGGCCGCAAACAGGAACGGTGGCCATCATGGAAGCAATTGCTAGCGATGCTGCAGAGATTTTCGTTAGTGGCATAACCATGTATCATGGCGGTGGCCACATCTTCCAGAAGAATAAGAACCCCACACACAATCAGCCTATTGTGGGAAAACATCACGGCGTGTTAGAAACAGCAATGTTAATAGATTGCTATGAATTATCAGAAAATCGTGGTAAAATAAGATTTGATGAGCCCCTGTATAACATTATGAACATGTACAAACAGGGTTTAGCCACGAAGGAAATTACAAAAACAATAAATGAGTTTGTAAATAAACTGGAATGATAACAGACAAGAAAATTTTAGCAGTCACTCTCGCCCGCGGCGGCTCAAAGAAGATTCCGAGAAAAAACATAATCGACATCAATGGTAAGCCGCTGCTAGCCTACACAACAGAGATCGTCAAGGAGAGTCAGTATGTGGATAAACATATTGTATCGACGGATGATTTGGAAATTGCAATGATCGTAGAAGAATGTGGAGCCGAGTTGCATATGAGGCCCCCCCTTTTGGCACAAGATGATACTACCTCTGCAGCTGCGTTGATGGATGTTGTGCAAAGCAACCCCAACTATGACTATGTGGTGGAAGTCATGGCCACAAATCCATTAAAAACGACAGAAGACCTTGACAAAGCACTAGAGAAGCTTTATGATACTGGAGCTGACTCTGTTGTATCGGTAGTGAGAATATGGGATCACCACCCCTCTAGAGTCAAATATATCAAAGAAGACAAGTTAATGGATTTTTACCCAGAGATACCCGAATCCCGCCGGCAAGATTTAACACCGGCAGCATATGTCAGAAACGGAAGTATATATGCAACGACTGTGGAGTCTTTCCTAGAACATGAGGTTCGCCTAGGCCCAGATACAAGGCCCTATATTATGTCAGAAGAGAACACGATTAATATCGATGAACCTAGAGATTTAGAGTTAGCAAGAATAATACTTAAATGAAAATTATATGTATAACACCAGTGACTGATACCATGATGCAGAACCTTGAGACGAAAGGTGATGTCACATACTGTCCAAATATTAACAAAAATCAGCTGTCAGAGGCTCTTAAGGAAGACTACGACGTTATATTCACCAACCCTAACAAACAGGGTTTCGTGCTTGATAAGGGCCTCCTGGGGCCCTCTAGCGTGTCTGTAATCTGTACAGCCTCGACGGGTACTAACCATATTGACAAAAAATACTGCCAAGACAACAATATTACTATATTTTCTATAACGACGGATTATCCACTTTTGAGGAAAATCACATCAACAGCAGAGCACTCTTTTGCTCTAATGATGGCCTTGTTGAGAAATCTACCTAATTCACAGAATTCTGTTATTGCCGGGGCATGGAACTGGGAACCGTTTTTAGGTCGCCAAATCAACTGTTTGAAAATTGGTATTGTTGGCTATGGCCGCCTAGGCGAGATGATGGCGCGCTATTGTGCCGCTTTCGGAGCAGAGGTTTATATCTGTGATCCATATAAAAGTACAGACATGAAATACCCCCAGGTTGATTCTTTAGAGCGACTGTTCGAAATTTGCGATGTGGTTTCTCTCCATGTGCATGTCACAGATGAAACAAAATATTTTATTAATAAAAAATTGCTTGCAAAAGTAACCAAATCAGTGTATCTTATCAATACGTCTCGTGGTGAGGTTGTTGATGAGAAGGACATCATTTCCATGTTAGAATCAGGTAAGTTAGCTGGATATGCGACAGATGTCGTTGAGGATGAATTTGGAGACGTATCGAACAGTCCAATAATCCAACACTTAGAAGATTTAAATATTATTGTTACTCCTCACATTGGGGGTATGACAAGTGATGCTAGGGAACTAGCTTATAATGGAGCAATTAACAAATTGGAGAATACAAAATGACAGAAATTATTGCTGAAATCGGTTGGAATCATATGGGAGACATCGAGTTGGCTGATCGTATGATCGGTGCTGCAGCCCGAAGTGGCGCCACTTATGCTAAATTTCAAACTTGGTCTGTTTCTAGGTTGAAAGACGGAGAGTGGGACAGGGACGGCCGCCGCCAAATCTACGAAAATGCAGAATTAACCGCAGCTGATCATATAGACTTGATGAACCTGTGTGACAAGCATAGCATTAAATTTCTATCATCAGTGTTTAGTGTTCCAGATGCTCAACTGCTAGCAGACTTGGGCCAGTCATCGGTTGTTAAGATTCCGAGTTTTGAATGCAGAAATGTAGAATTAATTGATTTCTGTAATGAGCACTTTAAGAAGGTTTATATGTCAACAGGCACATCCAAGTGGTCAGAATTACAGGAAATCGTACCAAGGTTCGATAAAGCTGAACTCACCCTTCTTCACTGTGTCTCTTCTTATCCATGCTTGCCAACCATGGCAAACATTTCAAAGCTAGCTGACTTAAAAACTCTTTGCCCTCGTATCGGCTATAGCGACCATATCATGGGAGTGGAGTCCGCGAAAGTGGCGTTAGCCTATGGTCTAGACGTTGTTGAGAAGCATTTTACGGTAGACCATGACCTTCCGGGCCGCGACAACAAGTTTGCAGTACTACCAGAGGAACTTAAGAGCCTATCGGAATTTATCACACTTGTCAAAGAGATGCATCAGTTTCACGGGCTAGACTATCAGGCCGCAGAGGAAGGTGCCCGCAATGAATACGCGGGAAGATTTAATGGCTGATAATATCTCTATTATTATTCGAAACAGGAACGAGGAGAGGTGGATAGGTTATGCTATTCAGTCTTCTCTAGACACATTTGAAAATCCGGAGATTATTGTCATTAATAACAATTCAGTGGATCAGTCAATGGAGATCGTGAACGAGTTCTGTTTTTCTAATATTAAGATTTCAAACATTGACAATTATACCCCTGGTCGCGCCTTGAACACTGCAGTGAGGGAGGCATCAAACGAAACAATTTTGATCCTATCAGCTCACAGTGTTATAACGAAGCCAGTCGATTTGGAAAAAGTCCAAAGACAGCTTCAGGAACATGTTGCTGTATTCGGAAAACAAACACCAGTATATCGCGGCCGCAAGATCACAAAGCGTTACGTTTGGTCACACTTTACAGACGAATCTGTGGTTAATATGTGGTCTGAGCCCGAGAGCAGACACTTCCTTCACAATGCTTTCTGCTTTTATAACAAAGGGGCATTGCTGGAAAATAAATTCGATGAACGGCTTTCTGGTAAAGAGGATCGTTACTGGGCTAATAAGGTTGTATCACGCGGCCTGACGTACCTATATGATGTAGAGTTACAATGTGACCACCATTGGACCCCAGCCGGCAACACTTGGAAAGGTTTGGGCTAATGAGAATTGTTGCGTTTATACCAGCCAAGGGGAATTCGAACAGACTTAAGGGGAAAAACATGTTTCCTCTGAAAGATAAACCTCTAATTTGTTGGACTTTCGACGCGATCAAAGAATCAAAATACTTAGATGAGGTATATATTTCGACAGATAGTGAAGAAATCTCTAACATTTCCTTACTTTACGGCTTTAACGTCATAGAAAGGCCTCCGGAGCTTACGCTACGACATGTTGGAAAACAAGAGGTTTTAGAACATGCGATTGTTGAAATAGAAGATGTGGAAAAAGTAGATTATATTTGTATGCTACAGGCAAATTCCCCTCAGATTGAGGCTTCTAAGATAGACGAAGCTGTCGAGAAAGTTGTAAATTCGGCCGGCGAGGTGTGGGAGTGCTTATCGATAAACAAAGAAACCTTGTTTACTGATGGTGCTATAAGGGTTTTTCACCGAGATTGCTTAACTCGCAAAGGCCTAGGCATGTATATAAGTACTGTTTTGACCGATTACGTTGACGTACATACGATTGAAGATATAAGAAATATAGAGGCTACAGGCGCTTAGATGTATAAAGTTACTGTTGGTATATGCTGTTTTAATCAAGACGATTGGGTGTATCGTTGTTTGAGGAGTCTATCATCTCAAAGTATGCACAAAGACGATTTTGAAGTTGTTATTGTAGACGATAACCACAAACCCAGCCAAACGCTAGAGGATGTATGCGCCGCAATGTCTAACGTATTGAACATACGACTGGTAAGGAACGAAACGAACATTGGCCTGCCCGCCTCATTGAATAGGATTCTAAAAACGGCCCGCGGCAAATACTTTGTTAGAGTAGACTCTGATGATTATGTGTCCAGGCATTTCCTCTATATGTTATCGACGTTTTTAGAGATGAATGAGAACTATCAAGCCGTTTATTGCGATTATATGAAAGTCAACCATGTTGGCCAGAAGTTGGGGTATTATGATGCACATACTGCCCCTATAGCGTGCGGTGTCATGTTTACATATGAATCACTTTGTTCATTAAATTTTTATAACGAAGAGTATAAAATGAGAGAAGGGCATGAATTGTTGGAGAGATTCCAGCAGAATTATTCAATGTACCACCTAGAAGCACCACTGTATCGGTACAGGATACATGAAGAGAATAGAACAAACAACAAAAAGCAAGTAGAATACTACGATTTAAAGCTTAAAGGAGAAGAAAATGGCTAGATGTTTAGTAACAGGGCATAAAGGGTATATTGGTACCAAGCTCGTTGAGGAATTAGAACGACAGGGGCATGAGGTCGTAGGGATCGATCTGCAAGATGGAAAAGATGTAATATTAGAATTGCAAGAACATACAGATGGAGGGTTTCACCCCCACTACGTAAATTTTAAACCAGAATATCTGTTCCACTTAGCTTGTATCCCTCGCGTCGCCTACAGTGTAGAGCAACCTGTTGAAACAATGCAGAACAACGTTCTAGCCACTAGCGTTGCCCTTAATTTTGCGCGCAAGAACGGGGTAAAGCGGTTTGTATATTCAAGCTCCTCTTCGGTACGTGGCAATGGGAATGGTCCTGTTAGTCCATATGCTCTTCAGAAGTACACATCTGAGTTAGAAGTGGGAATGTACAGCGCCCTTTATGGCACGATGGACACTGTGTCTCTTCGTTACTTCAATGTTTATTCACACGATCAACAGGCCTCTGGCCCATACGCTACTGCCGTCGCAGCATATATGAGAGCCGTGAGAGAGGGTACCACCCCTCACATCACTGGAGATGGAGAGCAGCGCCGCGATATGTCTCACGTACTGGATATTGTTTCTGCAAACATATTCGCCATGGAACACACTAAGGATTTTTCTGGCCAACACTTTGACGTTGGAACTGGAAGTAATATATCTCTTAACCAGATAAAAAATATTGTACAAAAACACCACCCTAGTGTAGAATTTGAATATGTTGAAGACCGCGCCGGCGATGTACGCAATACAAAAGCAAATATGGTGCCACTAATGGAATTGGGATGGACGCCTAGCTGGAATATTAACGATGGCATTGAGGACTGTTTTGAGCGAACGAGAGTAGGGTAGTATGAAAGAGAAGATCGGTATTATAGGAAATGGATTTGTAGGCTCTGCAATTGCGTCCGGCTTCGCGCTGCATGCAGATGTGAAGGTCTATGATGTAGATACAACTAGGTCGACCCACAGCATGGGGCATGTCATAAATGAATCTAATGTTATTTTTGTTTCGGTACCGACTCCAATGCTTCACACCCTAGGCGGAAAGATTGATACAACAATCATGGATGGGGTTTTCGAACAAATTTCCATGTTGAATAATCGAAAAGACAATATCTTTGTGGTGAAATCTACAATTGTACCCGGAACAATCGAGAGGTACATAGAAAGATATCCCAAGCTCAACATCGTGTTTAGTCCCGAGTTCTTAACCGAACGTGCTGCGCGCTTTGATTTTATTAATGCATCTAGGATTATTTTAGGTGGAGAATCCAAGCTAACTGAGCAAGTGGAAAACACTCTAAGAGTAAGGTTCCCCCATGTTAGAATCATCCACACAGATGTAGCTACGGCTCAATTTATCAAGTATATGGCAAATTGCTTTTTCGCAACAAAAGTTTCATTCATGAATGAGATGAAACAAGGAGCAGACAAATTGGGCGTTAATTGGGATGATGCCATATTAGGCTTCATCACAGACGGCCGTATCGGGAATTCGCATATCGATGTCCCAGGTCACGATGGTAGCCTAGGTTTTGGAGGCAAATGCTTTCCAAAAGACTTGAATGCATTTATTGAACTGTTCCACGAGAATGGTATTGATCCGGCAGTTATGGAATCAGTTTGGAAGAAGAATTTAGAAGTAAGAAAAAACTTAGATTGGGCCGAGATTGTCGGCGCAGTAACTAACAAAAACTAAGAGGAGTTTTAAGATGAAGTTAAGTAAGCAAGCACTTGGGGCAATCATGATGACCCTACAGAAATCATTAATGGAACAAAGCGATATCGTTCCAGTTTTAGAGGGGTTTAATTTGACTCCAGATGAGGACGATGGAAACGTATTGCACGTTGCAAACCCCCCTGTCGTCAGTTTCGAAAACGTTAACCCTGAGGTCGCAACCGCAGAAACCACCGAGACTGATACTACAGATACAGAAGCATAAAACATGCCGAGATACACATATCAATGTAGTTCCTGTAATGACATGTTGAATGTGTATCACTCCATTAAGGACGTTTTGGAAGATTGTACCTTATGCGAGACTACGGGTTCTTTGGGCCGGCTATTGAGTCGACCTTTATACACTACGAAAGTTGCAACAAAAGCAAAAATCGGAGAAGTCACAGAAAACTTTATCGAGGATGCTAAGAAAGAACTAGCCCAGCAAAAGAAAGGGCTAAAGAAAAAAAGATGATAATAGTTGTTATACTATCTGTATTATTGAATATTCTTTTAGTCTGGTATCTGTATAAGGTGCTGGCCAAATTATTGTATACTTCCGACAACTTGGGCGACTTATATCTCATCACTAGAACATACAAAGAAATGGTTAGCTCCATGTATGGTATGGATATGTTTTATGGAGAGCCTGTGATACAAGAACTACTCGCGCGATCCAAAGAATTGGTTGAAGAGATTGAGAAGTTTGAGGAAATATACGAAATTACAACGAATATTGAATTTGAGGATGAACTAGATGCCGCCGAAGAAGAGAAAAAAGAGAACTAAAAATTTATATTTTACCAAAGATCACGAACTAGCGATCATTGAATATACAAAAACTCCGTCAAGAGCTAAGAGATCAGAGTTGTATATCGAGTGGATTCAGCCGGCCTTTGATCAAATGGTAGACAAAATTATTTATACTTACCGGTTTGGTAATCTGCCAAACATTGAGTACCTTAAGCAAGATTGCAAGATCTGGTTAACCACCATTTTAGATAAATATGATCCAAGCAAAGGATCGAAGGCGTTCTCATACTTTTCAGTTGTTACAAAAAACTGGTTTATTCATAAAGTAAAAAAGAACAACACTCGGGCCCGTAGAGAAGTCTTTCTAGAAGATATAACTAGCGAAAGAGACGTTGAGAAGATCAGCGAAGAGTTGAGTTATATTAGAGAAAGGCAAATGAAAGAGTTCTGGTTGCACTTTTACCATGAAATGAACACGTGGCACAGCGCAAACCTCAAGCCGAATGAACGAAAAGTTTTAGAAGCTATCCGAATTTTGTTTGAAAGTTCGGAAGATATTGAAATTTTCAATAAAAAGGCTATTTACTTATACTTACGAGAGCTTACAGGTCTTAACACCAAGCAGGTTGTTAACATACTTAACAAGTTACGAGCGAAATACAGGAATTTTAGGAACAAATGGGACGCGGGCGAGATTTAGAAGAGTACATAGAGGAGATCACGAACAACGTGCGAGAAGATCGCGCAGTTGCTAAGGTCCTTCTCATTGAAGCAATGCATGAGATGAAAAGCTCCGATGTCGCGCGCAAAGATCTAGGGCCCTTGGCAGCAAAATACGTCGAGAACCTGCAGCGTTCCAACGAACAACTCGTTAAACTGTCGGCTATAATTCAGAGAAAAGACAACAAAAATACAGGCTTATCCGCGGAAGACAAATCAGACATATATGAGATGATCAAGGATAAGGAGTGATGGGCGAGATAGAGCGTTTTGTAAGACTCTGGCCAAAAAACACAAACACTGGAGCAGAAAAAAACGCCATCAACACAAGGCAGCACGATGTTGCCAGAGCCGCAAGAAATCTTCTTAGTGAAGCCTCAACGTTAAATATCACCAAGGGTGTTGTATTACATGAGGCGCTAGTACTGAAGGTTAAAGAGTATTCTCCACTTCGCGGCTCAGCACTAGATCCCGATATGGGATTTTTTGAAAATGTGCCACCAAACATAGAACTAAAATGTTTGGTTTTAACCGACCTACAGGCAGAAGCCGTCGAATTACCAAAGAACATTCCAGCTGCAGAGAATTCAGCTGATGATTACTTGATCGAAAATTCTTTTCCATCTTTTATCGGCCGAGCTTTCGGAGAGCATGCCGTCGAGGTCGGCGATATTGTCATAGTTCAGGTAAGGAACCCGAACTCCAAAGACGGATATTACATTAAAAAAACAGGCAACAGATATACACCAGATACTGGAGGCCAACATACTAGCCCAGAAGAAGTACACAGGAATTTAACTGCAGGGCCCGGGACCATGGGCAATCTTCTCGGCGCCGCCCCCCCTGTCGGTCGCCCCGATACCGTTTTAGTCTTTGGCGATAGCCAAATACAGGGCGCTATCGGCCGAAGCTTAGAAAAACAGCTGCCAGAGCATGGCTGGACTATAGTCGGTGGCGGGCGCCTAGGGAAGACCGGCTCTCGACCCTCTTTCTGGGTTAAAAACGACGGCCTAAGCGCAGATCTTAGACAGAGACTACAAGCTCGCCCGGCGATAATAGTAATCAATCTTGGGGGCAACGGGCTTAGTGGCACTGAGAGTCTATTAAGCTTAATTGCCGAATTGTCCCCCTTATCGAAAGTTATTTGGCTTGGCCCCCCTCCTGCAGTAAAACCAACCCAAGAACCTTCAATCCATCAGCTAGTTTACGCGACACCGTGTCCGGATGAAACAGATGAGCAACGTTGCAATCGCTATTATCTTAAATACGCTGAAAAGAGAGAGGACTTGTCGATGAAACTCTTCGACAAGATCAGCTCCCGCGAATCCCAGCAGAATGTAATATCAATTAATGCCATCGCTGCATTCGCGCAATTAGGAATGGCTTCTTCTCCAGATGGTGTACATGTTGTTAATCCATGGGCAACTCGATATATTGAGAAGATAATAGAAATGCACATTGGCCCAGCGCCGGTTTAATGAATGCATAAAATATAAAATATAGCTAATTATTAACAGGACTTATAATGACAAACGAAATTGAAAGATTTTATAGAACTTATAAAAAGAATGTTTCTACCGGGAACACTCTGCCTGCTATTGATCAAAGACAGACTCGCGCCACTAGGCACCTTCGGGAATTAATAGAGAAACGATCTTCGCTCGATATAACAGAAGGCATACACGAGTATGACGCTTGGGTATTGAGAGTCGACCCGTGGTCACCTGACCCTGGAACGTCCCTAGACCCTGATATGGGGTTTTTTGAGAACGACGCAACTAACTTTAAAATTTACTGCGCGATACTAGACTCCCCAATAACTGATTGTTATGACCTGCCCGCCGCCGCCGAGCTTGGCTCTCCACCCGGTACCCCCGGCGGCATGAAAATAGAGAGCTTTCCTGAGTTTATCGGCCGAGTTTTTAATGGCACCGAAGGCTGGCCCGAGATCGGAGACGTTGTAAGGGTTACATTCAATGGCCAGGGTTTCACTCGGGGGTACTACCTAGGAAGAACTGGCGCCAAATACCTTCCGGGTGAAGGCGGTTCAATTTCGCCACCTCCGTCCGGACCTTTTGGTGCCCTTGGTTCGCAGGCGGGCATGATTGGCGGAGGTTCTTGTGTCGAAGGTACCGGCGCCGCCGGTTCTGTGCGCTTCACTTACAATGAGCTTAAGATCCTGCGTCCGCCCTTGCAAGAGCTTTTAGAATATATCGCCGCGCACGAATCTAGGGGTAACTATAACGCCGTTAATCGCGGCGTCGGCGGAGACACCAGGGGCGGCTCAAAACCTTTAATTGGCAAAGAACTGACTGAATTGACAATTGGAGAATTATTAAGTTATATGAAGGGCGGCTCGCGCGCCGCAGAGACTGGTGTCGGCGGAAAGACTGAAAAGCACCCCAATGGGACAGTCGGTTTCCTAGCAACAGGAAAATATCAAATGATCCCAGTAACGCTTCGAAGTTCAATATCTAGTGCAGGCGTGAGCGAGGGTGAACTCTATAATGTAGAAACTCAGGAGACTTTAGGTGTTTATTTATTATTAAAGAAACGGCCAAAATTGGGTAAATACCTCCTAGGCATCAGCAATGATGAGTGCGGCGCCGCCCAATCGGCAGCATTAGAATGGGCATCTCTACCGCTACAGTATGCTCGTTCGAACGGCTGTCAACGAGGCTATAGCGCATATTGTGTAGGTGGAGCAAATGCAACAGGGAAATTATCCCGCAGCCCCGAGGAAGTGATTTCAGTACTTCGTTCCGCTCGATCCAAGGTATTACAAAATTCTAGTTCAAGACAATTAATAGCTAGCAAGGGCTATGAGATACAGGAGGCGGTTGTATAAATCATGGGCGAAGAGAGCAAATACACAAAGCCGCGTACAATAAAGCCGGCTAAAGACTTATCCGGGCTATCCCCGGGCGCCATAGCTGCAACTGAAGCAATGCGCAACGCCCGACTAGCCCACATGAATTCTGGTATTGGCGGTGGCCGGCAGACTGAAGCTATCCCTGAATTCAACAATACTCCATCCGAGCACATAATCTCTGCCAGAGATTTAGGACGAAACGCCTCGATAGTATTAGGTTTCGACCGACAAACTACGAAAACCACCGGCTACGGGGGCCGCGGCCACACTCAAGCAGCTGCAATCGATATTGTCGTCGGCCGCGGCGGAGCGTACGCCACTCAAGTAGACGAACTGGGTAAAAAGGTTAAAGCGAATGTAGGCTTCGAAGTTGATTCGGCGAGGATATACATAAGTCAAAAATCAGATATTGATGATTATTTTCGTATCAATGAGGGATCCGTAGGTAGCCCAAAGGGCAGATCTGCAATTGCTATGAAAGCCGATAGCGTAAGGTTAGTGGCTAGAAAGGGTATTAAACTAGTAACAGGAACGGACACAAGGGATTCAATGGGTTTCAGACAAATGGAATTTCAAGGGATCGATTTGATGGCTGGCAATCCAGAAGATGAGACAGCCATGCAGCCACTAGTACGAGGCGATAACTTACAAGAAGCCTTAGATTCCCTGTGCGATCAGATAGTTAAACTAAGAGGTATCGTGCACGGATTTATAATGTCACAAAGAGAATTCAATGGGCAGATTTTATCGCATACTCACAATTCTCCATTTTTTGGCATTCCGACCGGGCCTTCTTTTGTTTTGATGCCGGGTGGTGTCAAGACAATCATACAGCAGGTTGCAACCACGGAGAAGGATATGAATTTACACGTTACGACTTTGGAAGCATGGAGAACCATGTACTTGAATCCAGTCAAAATGGACACCTACATTAACAGCAACTACAACAGGACCAATTAAAAGAAGCTCATGACAAAAAGAATGCCAAACAGTAGATGGAGCCTAAAAGAGCTTAATAAACCGTACGAAGAAGACGGTTTGTATAAAATTGTTGTACGTTCTGATAACAGAACAAAAGACGGTATGTTGGTCGATTATGCGTCCACCGAGGTTCTTTTAAAAGCAATTGAACTCGCATATGATTACTATGGGAAATTAGATATAGGCCCGCGGGCAATATCTCCAATAATAACAACGGAGTCTGCAATTGCGGGACAGTTTTCCCCTCGTCTTACTGTACAGGACTTTTTTGTAGACGGCCGCCCCAACTCGGCTGCAAAATTGTTGGTTACTTTCGACAAAGGTGCCATGGACGCATATCCGGAGATCCAACCCGCTATATTACCGACAGATGTGCAGCGACATATCTCGACCCTTTCTTTAGGGCAGAACATAAAGAAGCTTAAAGGACTTTTTACTGATTATCACAATACTGCAAAGTTCTTTGATGGGAAGATTAGCCCTCACGTTAATTTTCTAAAAGAACATCAAAGGCTTGAACTGTGGTACGAAGCTCTAACCGATATGGTAGAGATGAACGGCTATAAAATAAGAGAAGATGAAGATGACACGATCATATTAACGCTAAGCTCTAATTATGAGCTGGTTTATGCAGAGATGCTGCAGTCCGGAATCGACAGGCCACTGACAAGGGGATTTAAATACTTTAAATCGAAGACTGTTTTAGGAAACCCAAGGACAAACGCCTTAGCGCTAAATGTAAAAGAGATGATGTCAATCCGTAAGAGGCCCCCTTCTTGGAGCCAGTTCTTACAAGACTATATAATCTCTGGCAAAGAAGACGCAACAATCAAGATTATGCACTCTGGGCGCCCCAGGACTGACAAGATGTCAGAAATTCTAGCAGATATAGCTAAGAACGAAAACAAACTATTCCAGTCTGCGAAAGCTTCAGAAGAAGAGAAAGCCCGAATCCGCGAAGACATTGCCACTGGAAAGATAATGTTTAACGAAGCGGCAAGCGAAAAAGAAGAGAATATTCAACAAAGCTTAAGCGCCCTAGCTGAGAAGATGAGGAAAGTAAACAGCGCGAAAAAACTGGTTAGCGAGGTCATAATGAAATATGGCATCGACAACTTGATTAGTGCCGGCCTTGAGTGTTTGATGCTTAGAACTGGGATTGATATTCCAGATCTTCCAGATATTCCCGGTATATCTCCGTTCGAAAAACCAACTCCGCCCAAAGAGTTTAAACTTCCAAAATTTCCAACTGAACTACCAACATTCGATCCTACAGTACTCATGGCCCGCGGCATAAAGGAGGCTCTTAAAGGCGCCCTCGATGGAGCGATCAAAGCCATGATAAGTGCTGTCGCCGATATCATCACCGATCTATGTGCTGACACAAACTACGGAGAGACAGAGCCGATATCTCTTGCCGTAGCTGGAAATTTAAGCCCCATCGAAACAGGTAAAGGTCCGGGCGCCCTGGACTCCTGCTATCAAAACTATTCCTTGACGACTGGCGAAGGGACCGTGCTCATAGATGCAGTCTCAGATGTCCTATCTCCAATTGAAGTGTGTGATCTGTTGAATATGAGTCCGTCTTCTAGCGTTCTAGAGACGATAACGGATATTGTTGAGCAACAGAATCTAAAAATGAATTTCATGACAGATGAGGATATTATCGATTTCTTCGGCTGCTTGGGAGATTTGATTGATCCAAGCTATTGCGATGCAATATATAATCCTCCAATTTTGCCATCTGACGTAGATCCATGCTTGTTCGAAGATCAGCTCGTAGATGCATTGAATGACACTGACTTATTTAATGATCTAAACGATCTGCTGGACTTAATAAATAACAATGAACAAATATTGGATCCGATTGACATATGCGCCACAGGAATAGTTCCACCATTTAGTGGCATGCCCACTCTCGTTCATTCGCTGGGTTCTGCCCTCGATGCATCCCTCATGCCCGCGCAGACTTCATTCATTAACGATGTTAGTGGCATAAAGAGTTTATATCTCATAGTTGATCCAAAACAGCCAAATGCAGAATTAATAGAAGAACTTATCGCCGCGGAAGCAATAAAGGAACAAGACGACGAAGACGAACGCGAACGCAGAATGGGACATCTAAACAACTTTTTAGCAATAGATGCCTTCGCCGGCCAAGAAGATATAGCAAACGTCACTAGGCTTATCGAAGCCGGCAACGCGGCCATAATGGCCAGCGCGCAATACAGCGTTGTATCTGATTTCAAGAGGAAATTAGAAAGGATTGAAACAGATATTATAACTCCATTTGACGCTTCTGTTTTAAATATAGAAGATTGGACTTTCTCCGTGAATTCTGGATCAAAGAAGATCCACTATGGCGCCCCCGATATGCTTCTTTTGGAAGACACTATAGACTCAGAGAATTCTCTGCCTGTCAATGCTAGTGCTCTAGACTTCAGCACACAAGCTTCGCCATCTGTGCTTAAGCAGCGCGACGCTACGTCTAGAGACTTCTCTAATATCATCCACGATGCAATTGCCACCCTCGCTTCGGCGCCGGCTAATAACGCCGATGTCACGGCTGATTTGTCAAATAAACAATACTTTAACTTAGTTTTGTCAATGTTGAGGTCTGCAGCCCATGGCATAACAAAATCTCCCTTGTTTGAGTCGGACAACTTCAGAAAGTTCGCACTGGTCCCAGTTCCGTGTCAAGATGGAACAGAGCTAAACTCCGGAGATCTTCTAGATTTGGAGAACATAAAAAACAGCGCTCTACAAGATTTCTTTCAAGGCACTTGTTTAGATGGTGAATTTGAAGTTGGCCCGGTCGAAGATGCAATGCTTTTTGCAACTACAAACGTGTACATCCAAGTTTATGTTATAGAACAGTTAATAAAGAACCTGTTCTTATTTAATGTTTATGGAACGGCCGAAATCTTATCTGATCCAATGTTGGTCCAACAGATGGTTCGCGATATCAAAAGTGGGTTCTCTATGGAAGCAGAGAGAATATCCCCGGAAGACCCAGAATCTGTTCAACCATCTTTGCATACCACAATCGAAGAATTGAGCATAATATACGTCAGAAAATTGATTGCTGCTCCAATTGAAGGTCAGATTCCGGATCTAATAAATGAGGGTGAGTTCATACAAATGGCCCCCGAAAATGTTACTGCAGACTTCGCCTTAGAGTACATTGTACAAAAGAGATTAATCGACGCATCGGAGACTATAGGAACGATATTATCATCGGGCGCCGTTGGTAGTTTCGGTGCTCAATACTTAGCTTATGGCATACCAACATGTGATCTGTGGATGCCCGCCACGGAGCCAACAGAGGATCATCCCACCTTGCGCACCACCTCAGGGGGCCAAAACACTGAAGGATTGACTTACAAATTTTTGAAGCACGATCCGGTTAACTCCATGGATCCAGAGCAGGCCCCCGACATCTATACAAATATCGGCTTTGACGGTGACATTGCCGACTATATATCGGACAAGGGAGCCCTCGCCAACGAGAGGTATGTTACATTCGATTTCGACAGTGCCGCTTTTGACGCTCTAAGTCCATTCGAACAACTCCTAACCGAGACTTTAATTAGCGTGAATATTCCTGCAGAACATATCAAGCAGACTGGGAATATAAAAAGATATACTACCTCTTTTGATGAGTTTACGAACCTACTCAGAATGGCGAACTATTTCCACGCAGGGCCCGGCCAAGGTCTAACCGTCAATGATATGTTCGAAAATTTACCTCCAATTACTTTAAAGGCCCCGAACGCTAATGGCATTTCTACCAAACAAATTAGATTAACACAAGATAACTACGAACAGCTCAGGTTTATGTCAAACCTTATCTCTGATCGATATGACGGCGGAGCCCGCGTCGGCGGCCTTCGGGTATTAGATCCCGACGAAATCCAATATCAGGCCTTCGATATGGCTGAAGAATTGGGCATACCTGAATCATTCTGGAGTACTCCTCGCATCGACTGGGTGGCGCCAAAACTCATCGACTGGCCATGGTGGGGTTCAGACAACCCCGGTCCGGCCCATGACTGGCCTGCCTCATGGAGTAATTATAATTTAGAAAATGGCGAAGGGGACAACGAAGCCCCGCAAAGAATATATCTAACACCACCGATTGACAGCGCGTATGAATACCCCAGCGGATGGCCAATCTATCCGAGTAAATTTGTTTATAAATCAGGAGTGAACGATCCAGCCGAAATAGATCCTGACGCTTCACAGCCCGCCGGTTTAAACTCATTTTGGCGGTCTGTTGAAGACTTCCCAGATTTCTTAAGGCACATCACGATGTCTCAAATAGAAGATATACTGACCGCCGGCGGAGCTGCTTCGACTACTAATATACTTACTGTAGGTGAGCCACCGCCTGTGCCATTAGCTTTACTCTCTATCTTTGAGAACATAAAAATTGGTACAAGGTTGGTGTACTACACGGGATATCGAACTTTCGATGATCTATATAATAGCGGCTATTTCAATCTATACGCAGCTGCAACTCCAGAAGAGCAGGAAACTAAATGGATCGAAGATAGAATAGGGCTGCCCATCAAAGGCCGCGGCCCAAACTACGTATTCCCAATTGATCTAGGTGTAAAATCTGAAATTGGGATCCTGTCAAATCTGACATCCACTGTTTCAAGCCCCGGGTCATTCATTCACACATCTTTTGAGAATTTGAAAAAAGACTTGTACGAGGGCATGACCGCGACAACTGCGTACAGAAACTTATTCGTTTTACCCGGACTTGAACGCGAAAATGCGATCTTACCTGCAAAACAAGTGATTGCTTTTCTGGCCCTGCTGGGTCAGGCCGTCAACAGCGACAAAGCTACTGAAATTAATAAGATTTTTGATGATACGAAACTTAGTTTAAGGTTCGTATTAAGGGCTCTGCTAGCCGGAAATGACTTCGCATATGAGGATCCGGAAAACAGGACATCTGCACAGGCAGCTCGCGATGCTGTGTTGAACATTACTGGCGCCGGCGCCGCGCCATTCGCACAGATGGGGGCATCTTTTATTATTAAAATGCTGATTGAGGCTCCGAAAATGATCCTCAAGGGTCTAGCGGAATTGGTAGATCCGCACGTTGTTATAGGAAACATGATAAAGAATATATCAGGCACCGCGTTGACACAAATACCATCTAGCTTACCGTTCGAAGAATTGTTAGATTTGATACAAGGTCAGATTGACCGACAGGCAGAATCTGACCTTATACCCCCGCCCCTGGTGCCCCAAGTTAGAAAGACTGGAATAGATCTTGTTGGCAAACTTCCATTGCTATTTTTGATACCGCCGACGCCGCTTGGGCTAGCATATATTCTATTGAACATGAATCTGGAAGACTTAATACCTCTACCTGATTGCGAAACCGAGGAAGAATAGGAGAATATTTAAACCTTCAACTAAATATAACAGATAAAGATATGAGCGGACTGTCACCAAAATTTCCATTAAGTCTTGACACTGGGGATATTAATTATAAACTTAATAAAACCTACAAGGAGCTTATTGCGCAAAATTTAAAAAATTTGTTGCTAACATCTCCTGGCGAACGCGTCATGGAACCACGATTTGGCGCCGGCCTCCGGAGGTATTTTTTTGAACCAATGCTTCCGGAAACCTTCATGGAAATAAAAGAAAGTATTTTCGAACAAGTGCAGGTGTATATGCCGTTTATAGAAATAATAGAGGTTGGCTTCCATGAATCTGACGATATATCGGTGAATCCAAACTTCCTCTCAGTGACTCTCAAATATGCAATAACTCCACTGCAAGAGACGGATGTTATTGTTTTAGAAAACAGCTTTAGTGAATTTTAGGAATATATTACATGGCCAAAAAAATTAAATCGATTGATTATACGAGCAGAGACTTCGAATCCATTAAACAGGATTTGATGAACTATGTAAAAAAGTACTACCCCGACACGTTTAAAGATTTTAACGAAGCCGGCTTTGGTTCTTTGATGCTTGACAGTGTGGCCTATGTTGGTGACATGCTTTCTTTCTATTTGGACTATCAAGCAAACGAGAGCTTCCTAACGACCGCCATGGAATATAACAACGTTGTGAAACATGGCCGCCAATTGGGCTTCAAATATCCCGGCGTCCCCTCCTCTTCTGGAATTGTCTCGATTTATATTACAGTTCCCGCCAACCCAGATGGAACAGGCCCGGATATGTCCTATGTGCCAACTCTAATAAAGGGGACTAACTTTGCTTCTGCAAACGGCGGCATCTTTACCTTAATGGAAGATGTTTATTTCGGAAATGAAAACAACGAGATTGTAGTTTCAAGCGTCAATTCTTCTACGGGCGCCCCCGCATATTACGCAATAAAAGCGAAAGGTCTAGCAATATCCGGCCAGCTCTCTTCTCAGGAAGAGGAAGTTGGCAATTTCGAAAAATTCTTAAGAATAGGAATTAAGAACGTTAACGTCACAGAGATAGTATCTTGCGTTGATTCAGAGGGGCATGAATATTTTGAAGTAGATCATCTGTCACAGAACGTTGTGTACAAGGCAGTTAGGAATAACAATTCGTTCAGGAAATCCACCCCATCAATTCTTAAAGCGGTTCCAGTACCAAGAAGGTTCGTTTTAGAGAAATCTCCATCCCTAGCCTATCTACAATTTGGCTACGGCAGCGACTCTGAACTAACAAACGCTAGTGTTGTTGATCCGAGCAATATTGTCATGAATATACATGGTAGAGACTATTCAGTTGATGAGGGGTTTGATCCCACCAAGCTCACATCGACAGACAAATTTGGAATATCTCCGTCTAATACCACTCTTACAATTCTTTATAGAAGCAATTCTGTTGAAGACGTTAACGCCGGCGTCGGTTCAATTAATAAGGCCGTCGCACCCCTCTTCAAATTCACAAACCAGGGCGCCCTTGATGCGGCCAAAAGGAATGTTGTACGTTCTTCATTAGAAGTGTTGAACGAAGAAGCCTTCGTGGGAGACGTTGAACTCCCAACAGCAGACGAGCTGAAACAAAGGATGTTCAGCCATTTCGCCTCACAAAACAGAGCGGTGACTGCAGAAGATTACAAGTCTATGACATATTCAATGCCGGCAAAATTTGGAGCAGTCAGGAGATGTTCGGTTTCTAGAGACTTCGACTCTTTTAAAAGAAACTTGAATTTGTATATCATATCCGAGGATAATGATAAAAAATTAACCCTAGCCAACGAAACAATTAAAAATAACCTTAAAACTTGGCTAAATCGGTATAAAATGATTAATGACACAGTTGACATTTTAGATGCTAGGATCGTTAACTTTGGAATCAAATACATGATAGTCGCAGACTATGAAGAAAACAAGTTTACCGTTTTGAATAGAGCAACCGCAGCATTAAGAGAATTCTTCCTTAGAAACAACTATGATATCGGGGAGCCCATTTATATTACAGACATTTATAAAGCCTTACAGAAGGTCAAAGGGGTTGTAGATGTGGTGGATGTTATTATTATGCAGAAGCGCGGCGGAGTTTATTCGAACTCAACATATGATTTCCAATCAGCCGTTTCAAACGACGGAAGGTCGATTATGGCAGATGAGAACGTTATATTTGAAATGAAATATCGAAATACAGATATCATAGGAAGCGTTTCGTAATGGCTATCAAAAGATATAAAGCAAATAAAGATACGACAATCTCAAATGCGTATGACTTTTCTCTGCTACCCAGGAATAGGGCCACTGGCTCAAACATGGGCGCCGCCGATGTATTAGAAGTATTCTCAATTTATGGCCAAGTCTCCTCTTCGGGCAAGCAAGAGGCTGTTGGTATTTCCTCAGAGTTATCAAGAGTATTAGTTGGCTTCCCGGTCAGTGGATCCACAGAATCTATCGGCGCCGACAGAAATTCTGGCAAGATCCCTGTATCCGGAAACGTGAAATTCTTTTTACGAATGTTCAACGCTAAACACTCATATACAACACCAAGAAACATTAAATTGGTGGTTGCTGCAATCTCTTCAAGTGCAAATTGGGAAGAGGGCACCGGAGTAGACATTGACGAATATAAAGATAAAACACATGGAATCGAAGGTGCCAATTGGATAAACTATGCATCCAATCAAGCTTGGGACCGAGCCGGCGGCACGTTCTACATTGACAGAACCTCCTCCTATAATGCTACTTTGGAAAAGGGCGACGAGGATCTAGAGGTCGATGTCACCTCTATAGTCGAGTACTGGCTTAAGCCCGAGGGCGACGGACAGCGCCGAGAGGACCGCGGCTTTGCGGTCTTCCTCACATCAAGCCAAGAGGCTTACCACTCCGCGTCAAAGGGCTATAACCTGAGTCTATTTCAGGGCCAAGGAGCAACGGGTTCGATTATCCATAATCCAGCCGGCGCCAAAAGATCGTATTATACAAAGAAGTTTTTTGCAAGAACTTCTGAATTCTTCTTTAAACAGCCCGTGATCGAAGCGCGCTGGGACAGTACAGTTAAAGACAGAAGGGGTGACTGTCACTATAGTAGCTCCATGGCTACCATGCAGGACAATTTAAACACCATATATCTCTACAACTACGTTCGTGGAAAACTTCAGAATATCCCCGAAGCGGGCACTGGCCGGATATTCGTGACCCTGTATTCAGGTTCCGCTAACAATAACTCTCCATCAGTCAACACTATCAGTTTACCTCAGGGTGGTGGCGTTCCCACGGCAGCAAACACAGTAATCACTGGCGGCTATGTATCGACCGGTGTGTATTCTGCCTCGTTTGCAATCACGGCCGGCGTAAATCCCCCAACTAGAGTCTTTGATGTGTGGCACAATGGCGCTCTGGCTCAGCATGAATTTTGGACAGGTAGTATCAATGTTAAGTCCTTTGGGACATACACACATGCTCCAAGTTTCCAATACGTCACTGCGATGCCGAATCTTAAATCGAAGTATTCAAAAACAGAGACAGCGAGGTTCAGGCTTTATGTGCGAGACCAAAACTGGAATCCAACAATTTACACGAAAGCTACCAACCGGCCCGATAATACTATCATTGAAAGTGGATCATACAAGATTATGCGTCTATCAGATAACACGAACGTAATTCAATACGGCACGGGCTCGCAAAGACACACACACTTATCCTTCGATGTATCAGGAAACTACTTTGATTTAGATGTCGATCTTCTACAGGAAGATTATGCATATGGAATCAAGCTAGCGTACTATAACGACTCTATCGGTGGCTGGGTAGAACAACCGGAAATATTTAAGTTTAGAGTCGAGAGCTAATGAGCATTAAGCATCTTTTTGATAAGGTACATATTGATAAGAGTACCGCCGGCACGAACTCGGACCAACTTGGTGGCGAGGTCGAATCTGAGCGTTTTCATAGTGCCAAGATCGCAAAAGATGATAGAATCATCCCGCAGGTTGATTTCTCAAAACCAGAAAATTTTGTATTTTATGGTTCGGCTGAACGGTACTACGATGACGCAATAAAGAACATTTATCAAACTTACCCGTATGATGGCTCGCTATACGAGAAGCTAGACTGGGAGAACAGCGCTTCTTATATTGATCTATATGTTTTTGAGAACCTATACCCCAGAACGAACGGTTACATAAGGTTTGATCGCGACGGCGCCGATAGTTCTACTAGTATCGTATCTGATTACGGTATCTTCAACAGTGCAGATCAGGAATACATCACAATAAAGGGTGGTCCCGGCATAGGCGGCGGCCCACAGAATGCCGGCGCAAATATATACAACACGGGCTCCTTCCAAGAATCTAATTTAAAATTAGATCCAGTTGAGGGCACTACAGTTGAATTCTGGTTAAAGAAGAAAGCATTTAACACTTCTAGGACTAAAAAGGAAGTACTTTTCGATCTCTGGAACGGAGAACATTCTTCAAGTTCTGGATATGGTCGCCTAACAATCGAACTAACTGGCGCAACATATAGTCAGGCCACTACAACTTCAGGTAGATCTTTCCGCGTCACTTATCAGTCAGGCAACCTCGCCGACGCCGGCGCACCAACACACGGGTTCCAAAATGAATCGATTGGTACAGTTGACACTCTAACCTCCTCCGTTGCAGACAACACGTGGCACCACTATGCATTCTCTTTCTTATCTGCATCCAATGGCGTAAAGACCAGACTATACGTCGATGGCGATTTAAATGAAGAAAAAATTCTAGGTTCGAACGGTGCACGAGAGATAACCGGCTCTTTAATTGCGCGCATCGGCGCCCTGCGAACAGCCCCATCTGGCGCTGTTGGGGCCCACGGATCAACAGCTTTAGACGGCGCCGGCAAGCTATCAGGCTCCTTGGATGAATTTAGATACTGGAAGACTCAGCGCTCATCGAAAGAGATAGGTCGCCACTGGTTCACGCAAGTTGGCGGAGGCACCAACACAGATACTGCCAATACAAAGTTGGGCGTCTATTACAAATTCAATGAGGGGATTCTAGGAAATAGCACCGACGCCACGGTTTTAGATTATTCTGGTAGGGTGACGAATGGAGCTTGGACGGGTTACATCGCCGGCGCAAGAGAAACTGGTTCCGCTATCAACGAGGCTACATCTACAAATCAAGAATTCTTAGATCCGATTCTTTATAGAAATCACTCATCTGTAAATTCTTTAATTTCAAGGATGCGACTTTCCGGCTCTTCATTCGACCATACAAACACTACATCTCTCTTTAGTTCCCTGCCCAGTTGGATGCAGGAAGAAGATCAGAAATCTGGAGACCTCCTCTTAGATTTGACTCAGATAATGTCAAGTTACTTTGACTCTGTACAATTACAGATATCAGAACTTCCAAAATTGAAGGACGTTGAATACATCAGCGGTTCTTCGAAACCAAACAACTTCAACAGCACCTTATTGAGTTCAATGGGCTTCTTGGCTCCAGAAATATTTATTGATGCGGAGATTATTGAAAACCTAGCTGCACGAAGCGAAGACAGAAAATACGAAAAGTCCCTAGAGCACACCAAAAATCTTATATATAAGAACATTTACAACAATTTATCTTACATTTATAAATCGAAGGGTACCGAGAAGTCTTTTAGGAACTTGATTCGCTGCTTTGGCATCGATGATGATATAATCAAGCTCAGTACATACGGAAATAATGTAACTCACAAGTTTAGAAACAACTATAGAGTTGTATCGACACCTAAGAAGTATGTCAATTTTAATGACAACGGAAACTTCGAAGGCACTGTGTTCCAGATGTCTTCTAGTAAGAATTCTAATAGTTTGCCTTATATCGACGCGGCAAAACAATTGACTGGCGGCTATGGATTCACACTACAGACTGAAGTAGTCCTTCCAAAGAAAGCAAACACGGGCGACTCTTTCTATTCAAGACAGAGATACACTGACCTGACTGCTTCTCTGTTTGGCGTACATACTGCCAGAACCTCATCGACAAATACATCAAACACCCAATGGGCCGAACCGGACGTTGTAAACTTCCAAGTACATGCTGTACGAGATGAAGCAGAATCAGACAACGTACGTTTTGTTTTGACCGGATCCGGCGACGGGTATTTTCCCGAACTATCAAGTAGCTTGTTTGAGGGAGCATATGACAACACTAAATGGAACTTAGCAGTAAGAGTTAAGCCGGCCAAATTTCCACATGTCGACTCTATCCATGGTACGACCGGTTCCAACTCCGGTGCAGATATAAATTACAGTAGGTATTACACAGTTGAACTTTATGGCAATCAGACTGATGCAGGATCCATTCAGAACGAATTTACTGTTACTGGGAACATTGATCTGCAGCAGCTTAGTCCCGGGACATCTGCAGATCAGTTCATATACGGCGCCCGCCGTATATATATGGGCGCCCATAGAACAAACTTTACTGGCGCAGTGTTGCAAAGGACTGACGCCAAAATTTCTTCGTGCCGTTTCTGGCTAGATTACTTAGATGATGAAACACTGAGGGCTCATGCTCGCGATGTGAACAACCATGGTGCCAAGAATCCATACAGAAATGCCTACCTTTTTGAAGGAAAATCAATATATAATGATTCTAGAGAACTAGTCGGCCGCGGCCGCAACTTCGAAGTGCCGCAGATTGAGACGCTGGCACTTAACTGGGACTTCAATCAAGTCACTGGCTCCAACGCTGCCGGCGAATTCAACGTTGTAGATTTCTCCTCCGGTTCGGTTGAGAAGAAAAAGAGGTACGGTTGGATAGGCGATATCACAAAGGCCCAATATACAGCCCGGGGCTATGGGTTTGCAACCTCTTCAATAAAGGTGATTGACAAAGAGTATATCACATCAGCTCGTCAGAACATGCCAGAAAACATGCAGTCTGAAGATATGATCTCTGTTTTGTCGACGCAAGATGACATACAGTTCACTAGAGACGCGCGACCAATAAATCACTTCTTTGC